CGATCGGCCAGCACAGAAGTTGTTGAGTTGCTCTCACCAACAAACGCGCTTGAGATATCGATGAATGAGCCTTGGTAGGAATACACAGAGTTGTCACCCGTCCCAACAATCTGAACCGAGTTGGCCGCGACAGTTGAACCATTGGATGCGAAAATACCTGAGTTGTTGCAAGCGTTTAGATTCGCATCCCGGAGTGAAAGGATTCCACCGTTCTGACAGTTTGTGAGATGCAGACCAGCCTTAGAAACAAACCCGTAATCAGCAAACACCAGTGCGTTGTTCTGCGCAAAGATCCCAGTTTGGAAACCCCACACCCCTGCGGCATACCCACTTGTAGTGTCAGTTGCTACAGAGATCACCCCGCCGTTCAACATCCAGATGCCATACTTAGCATCATTGGCACCGTCGTAATCCCCTTGTATGACAAGACCTCTCCAAGTCCCAGCAAAATAAGGACCCGTGACTTTGATGCCGTTCTTGTTGCTGAAGTCAAATACTGTCTTGATCAAATCGATCGTACAGGAAATAGACCCACTCGGTGTCTCCGAGCCATTGCGGTATCCTACCTCGACGGTTGCTGTACGTGTCCCACCCACCCATGCTGATACAGGATGCAATCCAAGTATTGCATTTGGATTCGTACCCCCGGTTGGAGACGAACATGCAATATAGTCCCCAACTGACACGGATTTCCCCACGGGAAGAACCATGGTCATGTCGCGGTAATAGAGGTTGTTGTGCCCATATGAGGTGGTTCCACTGATCGAGCTAATACTTTGCCCAGTGATTCTCTCTGACACACCCTGGAAAGTTACTTGGGACCCGAATGGGTGTTGGAACGTAATCGTACCAGCTTCTGTAAAGACTCCTTCCCCAATGTCGACCGTGACAGTGTAATCACCAATGTACAGACCACCGAGATATGCGACTGTCCTCCCCAACGTGAGGAAGGGCGAACCACTGGAACCATCCCCAGTAGTATCATTTCCCGTTGTGCGAATGTAGATCGTTTCATTGGACGAAAGTGCAAGTGGCCATGGAGCCGATTCAATCGCAAACTTTTCACTGCTGCCAGCCGTTAAGACGTACTTCCTTTCAGCACCACTCGCAGAGGGCACCTCGATCTTCAACACGTCGGCCAAACCCGTGGTGTACCAGGTTGAAGCATTCGCTGCCGTGGATACATGAGCCTGGTCGACAGCGGTTGGTGCCCCTACTGCCCAGGTCCCAATCGTCAACGTGTCGGTGTCTAGGAGTCCAACAACGGTCAAACCTGCCGAGTTGATCAATAACCTGGTTGTTGGGGTGTAGGCAACACCATTTGTGAGTCCCGTATCCGTGTATAGTCTGATCCCACCATTCAAGAAGGCGATTCCAGAGGCATACGTGCTCCTTGCCAACCAATCACCAGAAGCCGAATAATGTGCTCCGCATGTCACGTATCCAGTACCCGAAGCCCATGACCCCAAAAATAACCCATAAATGTCGTTGGTCGTTCGTACATTCAAAGCTGATGCAAATTTGTCTGTAGTATACGCACCAACAATTTCACAATGGGAATTGGTATAAACCGATGTAATTCCAACACCAAGTTTACCCGTTGTGGACAAATTTTCATCACCAAAACTGATTGCACCAGTGTCACTGGTGATGACAGCACCATCAATCGTGATGTTGTCCACGTTGAGCGAGGTGAGCCCAGTGATGTCTGTTGTCCAACTGGCGGCATCGGCCCCAGTTGCGCGAAGCAACTGCGCAGCCGCAGTCGGATTGGACAATGTGAACCCATTCATGAGGATGGTGCCACTATCCAATTCAAGATTTCCATCAGGAGTGATCCGACCTTTTGAGGTGAAAGATCCCGCATTGCTGGTGTAGAAATCCAAACTGCCGGTGTTGTCGGCACCGTCCCGGATGCCATAAACGCCTGCGAGTGAGACAACACCTGAAGTATCGTCTTCAACACTGAAAGAAATTCCAGAGCCGAAACCATCAACCATGTTCCCTGACGTTTGAAACAAAGTATCCAATGCCGCACCCGCAGCGGTCGTTGATGCAGTGGTTCTTACTCCACGTATAACAGGCCAACTTGAGTAGGTGGCAATAATTTGACCGCTGGTCAGTGTGCCTGTGGTCGAAAGATTCTCATCATTGAAACTGATCGCCCCAGTGTCACTGGTAATGGCAGCGCCATCGATTGTGATATTGTCAACGACCACAGAAGTTAAACCGGCGAGGTCCGAGGTCCAAACCCCATTGCCACCGGCATCCGCTACGAGTACGTAGTTCTCAGTGCCGCCAGCCAGCGGCAGGTCCCACCCACCGACATCGAGCGCTTGACCACTTGGCAACTGTTGCAGCAATCCTTGATCGATGATGATTGGTTTGAAAGCCATGATTCTCCCTCACAGATCTTACAGCTTGACGGGTTGCGAAATTGAGATTTCCATCTCAGTGGTGCTGATGGCTTTGCCAACACGAACCACAAATTGCCCAACAGTCGATGGTGCTGTCTCCGTCATTATACCAGCGGTTGCCGAACTGAGATAATAGATTGCTCCAGCCGTCAAACCGCCGGTAGTACCAGCAACGGCATCCCACTGGGTAGTTGTAGCCGAGAGGATACCGTCTGTTTGAATGAACCCGCTGGCTGCGGCAGCAATCGAAGTTTCCTGGACCAGGCCGAGGACTTCCACTGTCCCAGAGGCGTCCGCCTGGGCTAAATCAACACCATTGGCGACATCTGTGTAGACAGGAGCGCCAATCACGATAGGAGAAGCGTTGTTGTTTGTCAGGGAGACCACATCGACTTCACTGACTACAGCATCTAAGGTATCACCAGATTGAATTTGCTCAAGCTGGCCCGCGTTCATAACAATAGGTTTTCGCAGAACCATTTGGCTCTCCTTTACAAGCGGATGGGAAGTTCAATTTCGATATCGAGGGTCGTTGTATTGACCGCACGACCGATACGCACCACATACTGACCACTGGCGGTGGGGGATGTGGTGGTAATCCGCCCAGCCGTGGACGGGTCCAAATAATAAGTGGCACCAGACGACAAACTAACTGAGCCAGAGACATCAGTCCAATCTGCCCTTGTAACGCTACCTTCCGTGATGTAGGTGCAACCCACACCCGCAGAAACATCTTCGATTGACACGCCTACCACTTGGGCTGACCCTGCAGCATTTGCTTGGGCTGGGTAAACAAGACCACTTGACAAGTACAATGGATATCCGATCTTAACATCCACACCTGCTTCAGCAGAATAGAACGTTGTGTCCGGTGTGGCAGGTAGGATGGGCTCGTTCGGCACGTAGTAACCTCCCTGTTGTTCAGATCTAGTGGCTGAGTACCTAAGTGAGGGCGGAACCACTTGCGGATTCCAAGTTGGATCGAGTTCCCCTTCAAAACTGAAACTTGCCGTGAAGTTATCAAACGTATCTTCAACAACCGGCTCTTCCGGTGTGGTGATAACCCCCTTCCAAAAACGATGCTCCCAATCTATCATTCCAATTTCTTGGCCGAGATGGTCCTCAAAAAATGTCATGAGTTCCTGAGCCTCAACTCGTAACAGACCAGAGAACGAAAGCACTTGTGTTTGAATTTGAGGCCAATCAGGGTCAGAGAAAACGATTACAGTTCCACCACGAGTTTCCCGAAGGATTCTGTTGAAGCTCAAACGGTCCTTGTTGCCAAGGTTAGGAGCTTTCAGACTCACGGAATCAGTGACTGGACCGACTGAAGGATAAACCAATTGGAATGGCACTTGGATGCCAGCCATCGGACCATTGACGGTCAGCGAGGGTGGTGTTGGCGCATCAGGATCAGTAGTTGATCCAACGAAAGGTGAATACTGGCAAGTAGTCGATCCAATGATGAGCGTAAAGCTAGCCGCTTGTGTAAGCCCGATCGACGTGGTTGACGTCTGTGCTCGAACAATAGTTTGGGCCGCCAAGTGTGTCAAATCGAGTTGACTATCCACGGGGGTCCCGGCAGACCCAAACGCAGCTTGCGTAAGCGTTAGCGTTGACGACCCATCACCCGTCAAGTTGACGATCGCACTATGCGTGAATGAGATCGTGCTGGTAGCAGATACGCTGTCTCCATCCACCCTGACATGCCCTGGATGGGCGGCCTGACTGAATGATAGGTATGACGTGCTGCCGAACTGTAGCTGCGGACTCACAGACGCAGTGTGGCCCAATCCCGAGAAAACTAGATCAAACCCAAATGTCTCGGGATTGTAAACCAACTCCGACGTGATCAGTTGACTCTCTGCTGACACACGTATAGGTTTCGTGACGACAGCAGTCTGCGTAAGCGAAAGAGCGTGCCCCTCCGAGATGCTTTTGATACTTGAACGAGCAGACACACTCAAATTAATCTGTGTGTCAGCAGTTTGAGCCGCAGGAGCCACTCGAATCGACTGCTGAAAGCTGAGTGTACTCGCGGCCGAAACTTCAATCATACCAACCAACCCGGACTGTGTCAGGGTGAGTTGGCTAGATGCAGTTATGGATTTTTCAACGGTTGCTGCTTGCGAGAGCAAGAGCGTACTTTCCTCACGTCTCACCTTAACGGTAGTGTCGCCAAACTGCTGGAATGTAATGACAGTCTCAGCGTTTACACGTTGTGTCCCGAAGTGCGCCAAGGAAATTGACAAGTCGAGCGTTGATGTGGCTGATGCTTCGTAAACCTGACCATAATACGGAATATGAGACAGAACGAGTATACTTTGAGCTTCGACTTCTTTTGGACCAATGTAATCCACACTGTGTGCTAAAGTCAATGTATTTTCTGCGGTTACAGCACATACATGTGTAGGAAGTCCCTCTTGTGTGAAAACAATTGTCGATGTCGCTGAGGGGGTCAGATTGGGTATGTCCGTCGATGACAACACTTCGGCATGTTGCCTAAACACTGACACAACGGGTGGAATAAAGGAAAAGGTTAAGGCTTCGACATGTTGCCTAAACACTGACACGACTGGTGCAGAAAAGGTTAAGGCTTCAACATGTTGTCGAAAGACAGAAATGATAGCCATATCAACACCTGCTTAGGTAGTCGCTTTGATTCCAAATAACGCTGCATCAATAGCACTTGGTGCCCAAGGCGCTGCAGTATCTGGGTCTTCTTCCACCACACGGACAATTGTCACGTCACCTGGAGTTAGAGACACTGGCGTTCCAACACTTTCCGTAGTGCCGGATTTAACAACAGCCGCTAGATCCAGTGTGCCAGTGTCAATGTCGGCTTCCGTCATTATCTGCACACCACGCACAGCGGTGACGCCCGCGTCTAGATCCTCATAATCGTACAGATCTTGTTCAGGGGTGGTGTCTGTGGAGACGTAGTCAGTATCATCGATTTCAAGCCCATCATCGATCACGGCGTAGTTAAATGACCCTGTCGACCGATCCCAGGTAATTGTGTCGTCACCATTAGGATTCAATGCGACAACTATGTGATCGCCAAGGAAGTTGGACAAACCCGCTGTCCCATCCACGCAATACAAGTCGTCAAACGAAACCTGAGATCCAATGGCGCCTTCGAGTCGAAAGCCTGAGTAGAAGCTATTGGACCCCCATTGTGTATCAACAGGTCCTGTGTCCTCAAGCCATACATCACCATTCATTCGACACTCATAACTCCCTGTGTTGCTAACAACAACTTTCAATTCAAAATAGTACCAAGTGTCGATGACTATTACTTCGGTTGACCTCTCAAGTAAGCCTATACCTTGGTATAACTCCAATTTCCCCGTCGCGTTCTGCACTTTAACAGTCATCGCGATGTCGGTTCCATCCATCAAACGGAGAATCTCGCCTTGTACGGCTGAGGGCCAGACATTCAATTTGAACGCGAAGCCAAGTATGATCGTTCCATTTGTTGTCAAATCAGGGGAGGTGAAGTAGTCCCCCTGTTGCATGATAGTGAGACAACGACCTCCAGTTCGACCTGTGTTGATTCGCATGACTGATTCATCAACGATATTGAGATACTTTTGAGCGATGATCCCGGCGGGTGCAGGCGCAACACCAGTGGTTGCACCAAATCCTTCAAAACCCTCAATCCATAAAAGTGCCATGAGAACCTCCTAGCATGAGAAAAGCGGCCGGGCAGGGTCGAAACCCGAACCCGGCCGCCACGAGGGAGAGCGGTTATGCGCTGATCGTATAAGTGACCTTGAGTTGGTCACTATTCAATACGGCCACGTCGCCTGACCCAAACAGAGCCGTCGCCCAAAGGTTCCCGCCCGGTTCATGGTTTCCTTTGAGATTGGCATTGGCAATACCACCAACCAGGAAGAGACCTTTGACGGTACCCGTACCCGTAATGTCGAAAATTGCCACTGCAGAATTGGTGATCGACTGGCCAGAAGCCGCATCCTCAGGCCAAGCAGGTCGCGTCGTGGCGCTGTCGCCATTACCAGCATCGGTGTAAGCTTGGAACTCATCCCAGCCATTGCCTGCCTGGTCAATATCATCGTAGGTATCGGTTGCCGCCAACGCTGTGTAACCAGAATTGTCGATCAGACCGAGGAACCAAGCGGTGATCGCCGCGTCCGCATGGAAATGAACATCGAGAAGCTTATTCTTGCCTTCGTTGGTGATGTCATTGCGAAAGTGCCACTCATTGATTCGTTTGCCATCCCGCCAATGCTGGACGACATACTTACCCTTGAGCTTGAGAGAGGTGTCAACTGGTTTCGCGATCGGCCCGTTCTGGACCAAGGAAGCGACTGCCTGATGACGGAATTGAAGTGTTCCCGACATGGAATTCTCCTGAAAGTTAGGGTTTAGAGACGACCTGAGCCACGACGTTCCTCACGTCGGATCAATGCCATCGTTTCACGAGCCGTCTGTTGTGGACGGTCAGCCGCTTGAATATTGATGTCACCTACAGTTGTACTATAGGTGTCACCACCAGCACTACGGTACACTGGCCGTTGACCAGCGTTAATTGCTTGCAGTTGAGAAAAGAAACGCCGCGAGGATTTGGCATTGGTAACCGTCTCCCCTTTTGAGAGAACAGCGTTGATGGTGTCCGTACCTCTCGCAATACCTCCGGATGCGAAGAAAGGATTCTTAATCGCACCAGGTAACCCTTGTGCCGCAACAGCTTGAGCCGATGCGGCTTGTCGAGCAACAGCAACTACACGGCCGTAACTGGCAGCCAGATTTTGGACAGCCGTGTCCGTGGCCTTGACAGCTTCAGCCTGAACTTTTTGAGCGGATGTTGTTTGCTCTGTCAGAGTTTTCTCAGCTTGCAACTTCAACGTGCGTTGATCATAAAGGGCATCAAGTTTGAGAGCCGTCTGGAACTTCGCACTTTCGGGATCAGCAAAGGGGCTGAGGTCGTTTGCTTGAAGATCAACATTCGCGATGTTGGCCGCCTCACCAAGATTGTCGAGTGCCTGCACCATCTTGTTGATATCTTCTACCGGGAATGTTAATTTCCTCTGTAGGAGACCAAGATTTTCCACGAACGTATTTAAGCGTTCACCTATCTCGTTAACGGACTCTATACTCACAGGACCTTCCCTGGTCATAGTGGCGATTTCCGTATTGAGTGCGTTCCATTCCTTTGCACTTCTGTTGAGAAATCCTGTGAAGGGCGCCGGTTCAAACTTCTTGATGTCTTCGAGAAGTACCCCAGTGTCTGTCAACAAGTTGTTGCGTACTCCCAATTGGATGTTCGAAGCAGCAATTTGTTCCTTACTAGTCGCGGCTCCTTCCGCGAATTGCCTTTGAACATTTTCCAGTGACGCTGCGTCCGTTATATCGAGACCCTGCAATTTAGCAAAGGCTTGAATCTCGACTATGATCGGATCACTCTGTGCCAACCTCTGAAATGCTGCGTCAATTTGATTGTACACTGCACCAATGTTGTCTGGAGTTTCAATCAAGGTCTGCACTTCGACAGCGTCACGGTCAAAAGTAATCTTTTCGACTAGCTTCTTGGCAATTTCAGACCCTTCAATCCCAATCTTGTCGGAGAATCCTTCCGCTGCCGCTAGGAATCCAGCAAGTTCGGATTCAAATCTCTTCCGGTTGGCTATCACTTGCTCAGGATCAAGAGGTTTCCCCGCCTTGTCGAATACACTGGTAAGATCTAGGAGACTGGCTTCACGCTTCTTGAGGTCAACAAGTGCCGCAGCGGCTGCCCGCGAACTCTCAGCCAAGCTCTTCCTGTTATCCACCAGAACATCGGCATTGTCTTCCATAGCCTTGGTGAAGTTGCCCGTAATTACCCGAGCCTGGGAATTGACCTTGTTTTGACGGAATTGACTCTTGGTGACCAGGTCCAAACTGAACGCTTGCTCATTTAGTGCGAGAGCCCGTTTATGAGCCTCCTGGGCAGCCTTGCGATCAACATCCGTGACTGCCGCATTCATCAGATCAACAGCTTCTTTTGCCGCCATCGCAGCAGCGGTTGTCAACTTTCGAAATTGTTCGTTCTCTCCCTTGCCCTTCAACTTTCGTTGAAAGAGAAGACGATCAAGATCCGCTCGCAAATCGATGGCACTCCGGCGAGCGTCGTCGATACTTTTGGACATCCCTTTGGAAGCAGCGCCGATCGCATTAACAGCAGCCTCACGTGACCGGACAACTTCACCTAATGCCCATTTGGTGTTGCTAACAACAACATCGTCATCCTTCCGAATGGCGTCCACTTCAGCCAAGTAGAGCTTTCGTGAATTTGCCACCTCTTGAGCATGGAACTTTTTCAGTTCCTCCAACTTCTCCTTTTCGGCTCGAAGCTCCTTTTCGATTTTCTGCTTCCTTGCTTCAACGGCCTCATCGTTAGCTTTGAGGGAAGACGCAAGCTCCTCGGCTCGATTTTTCTCCAGCGTCTTGAAGAGAAAGTTTACAGCCAAGATAGCTCCAGCCGCCAAACCAATGACACCTAATGCTATTTGCAATTGTGTTGCCGCAGTAGCGGCCGTAGTCAAACCACCAGCTAACACCAATGATCCAATGTGAAGCACTCCAAGAGCAACCCCAAATGCGGCGAAACCCGCCAAGATCGTGGGCAAGGACGCAGCGATAGACTGGAAAATAGTGATGAGGGTGGAGGCACCACCGATAAACTCGAACATTTTCACACCAGCATCAAGTACGGCCTGCCCGAATTCAACCGTGAAGAAGTTCTTCAACCTGTTCAATTCCTTTGTGACCTTTTCCGCGTCAGTTTCAACAACAACCTGGAAAGCTTGGCCATAAGCATCCTCTAACGCAGTCTTCTGCTCGTTGATAGACGTGGTAAATCGACCAGCATCATCATTTGCCAGACTGATGGCACCAGTCAACCCACGGATACGTGGCACTAGCTTGGCAACGGATGCTGCACTTCCGTCTGTCGTACCTATGACGGCTTTAAGTGCGTCTTGTAGATTGAACGCCTCCAGGATTTGCTCACCGGTCGAGAATCCCAACTCCCGCATAGCGTCTTTCATCTCTTCGGTTGGCTTCAGGAAACTCTGCATGACGCCACGGATTTGTGTGAACGCCTTGTCAGTCTGAATACCACTAATGGTCAGAGTGGCTATCGAGGCATTCAACTCGTCAAATGCTACCCCGAGAGTTTTAGCAATAGGCGCGACAGTACCGTAGCCCTGAGCCAACTCTTCAGCCCGTGTCCGACCCAATTTAATCGTGTTGAAAAACTTGGCCGCCACTTCCTCCGTATCAGCTACTTGTAACCCAAAGGCATTCAAAGTACCTGATAACAGATTGACAGAAGTTGCCAAATCTGTTTTGGTGATTTTTGAAAACTTGGCCGCCGACCCAGTAAAACTCTCCAATTGCTTTTCGGTCTGGGCAATCTGATTTGATAGCGCTTGATAGATCGCCTCAGCACTATCACCAAGTCCAACGTTGAACTCATCAGATACCCGTCGAGCCAAATCAGCAATTGTGTCTAAGCCCAAATTATCACTACTGATGGTTTTGATTTCGGCCACAGATCGCTGAAATTTGACAGCGTCTCCGATGGCAGCGCTCAGGGACTGTCGAACAACATTGAGGGCTCGTACAATAGCCTGAGTTGCAACAACTCGCGTAAGTGTCTGCCAAGAGATCGTCCAACTTTTGGCTGCTTTCTCACCCTTCTTGCCTGCCTCCTCGGCCGATGATCCTGCTTCAGCGGCGGCTGTTCGCACTGTTTTCATACTGGTGGCAGCGGTATTAGCAGAGTTGTTAATCTGCTTGAAAGCCCTAACGGTTTTCCCGCTCTTTTTGTTGAACCCATCCAGGGTACGGAGTGTGGTTCCCACCGTGTTGTTGAACGCCTTCATGACGTTATCAAGTTGGCGCAAAGTGGAAATCGCCTGAGTGGCATCAAAGCCAAGTTCTTGTCTGATTTGCTCGGCCATTATTTCACCCTATGCCTATGAACCTTCAGTGATTTTAACGGCGACGGTAGACGAACTTGTGCAGCGAAACGTCGAAACGCTTCCTGGCCCTTTTGTTGGAAATGGTAAGGGCCCGGGAATCGAAGACGATGGAAAACGGCAGGATCGCTTTCGGGTGAGTTGAATTCGTTATGGATCAAGTGAGCAAGCGTCGTTGAATACTTGAAAGTATAGATACCCTTCTGAGGGTTGGCTGTGACCTCGCCATCTCCACTACGCTGTCCATAAGGTATACGACTGATAACTTTTGGCTCGATGGAGATTGCGTATTCAACTTCACGTGCTAGCCGAAGAAAGGTTGCTCGTGACGCGCCGCTCCATGTAGGTATCTCCGCGAGGACGGCTTCAAGCCAGACAAATGCTGCATGAGCAATCTCGTTGGAGAGTTCCTCATGCAGCAATTTCTGGAACCTGGAAAAATCGATACCAAGAGTGACTAGCGAACCTTTGAACTTCATGGTCAGCAGCCTCCATATTGGCGTCATCTGAACTTAGGCATGGCCGAAATCTGAAACTCAGCTTCATCATGCCCAGCGACTTGGTCAAACGCGAGAATCATCGCTTGAGTCTGGACGCCATTTTCATCCCAGGAGGTTTTCACCCCTGGCGGGAGGATGCCTACTCGGATGCAGGCGTGCCAGACGGCGTACTCTCCGGTGCGGAACTTGGGCCAGAGAATTCGCTTGGCATTGGCTGCTGACCAGCAAGAAAAGACTCGCGAGCCTTCTGGAGCTTGCCTTCGTCAAGGCAATTCGCCTGCATAACGACTTGCACGATCCTGTTGCATTCAATTTGACTGAGACCGCCTTCCTTCATGTCGTCTTCCCATTGAGTCCAAGTCGACGGGTTGCTCAGATCAACTGTGTCCCACTCAATCCCAGTGGGATGCAGGGATGTGACGACCATCCAAGCAATTCGCTTTCGGTTGTGTGTCGCCATCATATCCTTGTAGGCAGGGTCGTCTTCATTCGGAACCCAGCCCTCATTTGGCTTATGGACACCAGGAGGTTTGGGTTCTGGACAGAGTTTGTTGAACTCGTCATAGTCGGGGACTCCTACTGCGCGGAAGACGATGTTGTGTTCGCCCCGTGGCAGCACGAGAATTTCCTCGATAGGCAAGGTTGTCGGATCTACTCCACCAATCTTCATATTTGATCTCCCTCGTAAGAGACAAAAGAAAAGCCCGGGATGGGTGTGCATCCCGGGCTCGTAAACGTTACGGTTGCGCCGTCCGGGTTACGGTAGGCGCGGTTACATTGCAACGGCCGGATACTGAGACAGACGCTTCGCCGAAGTCGACTTCGCGGCTTTCTGAGCGGAATTCCGGGAATAGGGTTGTCTCGATCTCGGAGGTAGTACACAGCGGTGTATAAACTACTTCAAGGTCAACCGAGTATGGCTCACAAGGATCAGCAGAGCTACTGACCCACAGAGTGGCTCCACCGATCTGCTTGAGAGCATCCATCGGGGTGATCTCTTCCGAGGTACCCGTGGTGATGAACTCATACACAAAATCGATACTCACGTCGATCGGAACCTGGTCACCCTCACGTACGGTATCGAGAACCCCACGGTCGAGATCGTACTCGTACTCGTTGGCCTCTGTGTACGTGACATTGCCGTCGCCGATTTTGATGTCAAGCTGTTGTGGAAAGAAGGTGATGACATCATCATTTGCTGGCAAATCGCCAGCATCCAACGCGGGTGTGAAAGTCAATTCCCAAGTAGTCGCACCTGGGTGGAGTTCAGTGATGGACTCTGCACTGGACGCATTTGTCAAGCTGGTTCCATCGATCGTCATCAGGACGACATCTGTTGCCAGATACTGACCCCTATATTCGATGATGAACGGACCTTCCGATGCCCCAGTCACTAACACATCGTTAGTATCAACACTGGCAATCAGTTCCAGAGCATCAATGATATCCTGAGCCGAGGCATCCCACTGGATAGTCGCCGTTGGGCCAGAACCATTAAAGCTCAGCGTGAAGGTGCCTGCCGTAGGCGTATCCAAGTCAAGCGTTTGCTGCTCATTGGCATTTGATGCCGTGATAACAAACGTTGTGTCAGCGACTGTGTCAATGGTAAAACGGACACCTACTGGCACAACTGTCAGAGTACCTGGGAGGCCAGACAACGTATCGATCTCCAGAGTCGTATCGGACCCGGCAATCGCAGTGTCATCAACCAGGGCGGCCCCTGACCAGCCATCCTTCATACGGATGACGGTGTGCTTCAATTCTATACGCGCGATGATACACCTCCTTACTGAGCAGTTCGAGTGACAGTGGGTGCCGTGACATTGCAGCGCCCAGAAACGGAGATGTTAGCTTCACCGTAATCGATTTCGCGGCTCTCTGAACGGAATTCCGGGAAGAGCGTGGTCTCGATTTCAGAGGTAGTACACAGCGGCGTGTAGATTACCTCAAGATCCACTGAGTATGGTTCGCATGGGTCCGAAGACGAGCTTCGCCATTCGGCCGCGCCACCAATCGCTTTCAAGGCGTCCATCATCGAGACACTTTCGCTAGTGCCCGTGGTGATGAACTCGTACACAAAGTCAATACTCACGTCGATGGGAACCTGGTCCCCTTCTCGAACAGTGTCGAGTACGCCACGGTCGAGATCGTACTCATACTCGTTGGCTTCGGTGTAGGTGATGTTGCCATCACCAATCTTGATTTCGATCTGGTTCGACGTAAACGTGACGACTCCACCATCCACGTATGTGCCCGCACCCAGTGCTGGGGTGAACACGATGTTTGTAGTAGCCGACAATCCGTCAGACGGTGTTCGACCAGTGACAACGTGAACCTGTGTGGCGTCCGTTTCGCCCGCCACTGTAAATCTGGCGCCGAGCGGGATCACATCAGTCCCGAGTCCACCAGCGTTGAGAACTACTGTGTCAATGTCAAATTCGGTGTCAGTGGCGACCGGAGCCGTGGTAGGCTCATTGATCGCCCCTGTACCACTGAGGCCGTCCTTCAGACGGACGACAGTATTTTTGAGTTCGATGCGTGCCATGGAGATCTCTCCTAGTTGTCGAGGTACATTTCGTAACGAGCGTCCACCACGGACTGCTTCAGCTTATCAGTTGGATCGATTTTGCCAAAGTGAATCACTCGAATGGTATCGTTCTTTCCCGAGCGGGGAAGCAAGCAACCCAGGTATGAATCATCGTCGCCAACTTCGATTCCGTATCGGTAGACTTTGATTGCCTGGTCCATCGCCTCGTGAAAGAGGCCCGCGTTTAGCAGGATCGCGTACCTGTTCTTACTAGGGCCGTCGAAACGGCTAGTTAGGAGCACGTTGACATCCATGTAGATGCGGTACTCACCTGGAAATTCCTTGGTGAACGGTCCGCTAATTCTGATCTCAAGGCGATCCGTTGCCTCCGTGAACGCATCGGTCTCGTCATCCATTCCTTCAACGATGACCGGGATGCTGTTCGTCTCAGCCACTGTCTTCAGAACATCGGATATGGAGGCAAATATCCATCTTGCCCAATTCGGGTTTGCTGGCATTA